GGGTTCGCGTTGCCGTGACGGGCTTGGCCCGGTGGCACCCATTCGCGGCGGGCGCGATCCCAATATGCGGTGATCTGCCAAGACCCGACGGGGCCGCGGCCGACGCGCGCATACATCACGTTTGTTCCGCGCTCGCTCGTCATCACGTAGTAGTTGAATGCACTCATTTGCGATACCTCTCCAGCGTCCGCCACTCGCCCATCGGGGTGAGGCGGCGCATCGGCTCCCACGTGCCCGTGATCTGATGATTCGGGTAGATAGGCTGTGTCTGTTCGAGGGGATCGGCGGGCGCAAAGGCCACCCGCGCGATTTCCTGTGTCTTTTCCAGATCGACGGGGATCATGACGGCCGCGCGTCCGGGTTGATCACCTTCGTATCGTCGGCGCGGACAATCGGGCTCATGCTGTACGAGCCCCACGGCTTGACCACTTCGCGGCCTTCGGTGTCGATGTACGGGCGGAAGGTCTTCCCGCTCGTGGTCGTGATCGTCTTCGCGGTGCGCTTGGCGACCGTCACGCTCACGATGCAATTGTGATCGCAGATTGAGCGGGTCTGATACGTTTTGCCGGTTTCGAATTTCATTTGCGGAGCCCTCCAGCTCGTTGACAGTGTGGTTAGAGTACACGGACCCCGCGGGCGGGTCCGTGACCTAGTTCACATTTTCGTATCGAGACCGGTCGCCTCGGTGAACAGGCGTTGCAGGTCTTGAGCGTACGCCATCTCGATTTCGCTCACCTCGCGGACGTTCAGGCCGGTGATGCTCGAAAAAATCACGGTGTACGTGTCGTTCGTTTCGAGGCGGATGGCGACATAATTAATCCCGTCTTTCGCCTTGCGGGGCAGCTTGAACGCGAGGCGGCCCAAGCCGTCTTCGGCGTGCGTGAGGTTCTTCGCGCCGGTCATGGCGAGGAACTTGTTCCCGCCGAGCTGCGCGAGGATCGTCCGGGCTACCATCGCTGCGTCGTTCGTCTTCATTGTCAGGCCCTCCAGCCGTGTTTCGATGGTTAGAGTCTACGCCGGGCCTCCCGACACCGGCGTGACGTGGTTCACAGTTTTGCTAGATGAGGCCCGCTTTCTTCAGTTCTTCGACCAACTTCGAAGCCGGCCGTTTGATGTTGCGGAGCGCTTCCCAATAGGTCAGCTCGGGGCGGGCGCTGCGCGTTACATAACCGCTCTTGTCTTTCTTCTCGGTGATCGCCGGGCGCGTCACGCGGCCGTGCGGGATGTTCAACGTCTGCCGGCCGCGGCGCCATCCGTACGTCTTGTACTCCTGATTCTCGATCGCCTCTATCACGGCGTCGAAGCCCTTTTTACCGCCAATCCGTACGGTGTCGCCCACGGTCCATTCGCCGTTGTCTAACTGTTCGTTGCGGTACGCGGGCACCTTGCCCTCGTAGATTTTCACGACCCACTCGCGCATTTGCTTGGCGTGGTGTTCGGCCTGTTCAGCGGTGCGCGTGGCGTTCCAAATCGCCTGACGCACGGCCTCGCGGCGATACATCTCGGGGGCATCGGCGAACGGAACCATCACCTCTTCGCGCTCGGTGTACGTGTTGCCGCGGCGGCCGGTCTTCGTGACCTTGATGTATTCGCCGTTGTGGGCCATGCGGGGGAACACCGCGCCGGCCTCTAGCTTGGCGATATGGGCGCGGAGGTTCTTCGAGTCTTCGTCGCACATCCGAATGATGGCGTCGGTCAGATCGCGGTTGACGTGCAGCGATGCGACGCCGGAGCCGGCGCACTCGCCGCTGAAGTACCCACCGTCAACCGTGTATCCGTGCTTCGCTAACAAGCCCGTGCCGACGTCGATCGCGTGGACGCGGAGACACTTTTGGCAATGGCCGCGGTGCGTGTGGGTTACTTTCGTCATCTCGGAGCCCTCCAGCTCGGTTTCGATGGTTGAAGTCTACGCGCCTCGGCCGCTGGCTTCCGTGATCCGCGTCACAGTTCTGCACACGGACAAGGGGCATAACGTAGTAACATAATGTAGTTAGACCCTAACAACCCTTCAGAATAGCACAAAAATTTGGGGCTGTCTGCGACGCGCGTCACTATTCGTGCGGTTGGGTGTCTTTCGGTAGCGTCAGCATGGTCAAGACGAAGGGCACAACGACGATAACCGCAATTATTACAATGGCTTCCCACATGGTCTAGACCCGCTGACGGGCTTCTCGGGCCTCGCTCCGCAGCTGAATCACCCTGTCATAATCACGCTGCGTCGCGCGGTCACTCTCGAACCGCCGGGCGGCCCATTCGACGCCGGGGAACTCGATCAGCGTGAACCGCTTCAGGCGTAGCGCTCGCTTTGCGAATGCCGCGTCAATGGTCTCCCAATCGCTGTATTCAAACTCCAGCGCCGGCAATTTCACCGGCACGAAGCGGTCGCGGAACTCGTCGGCCTCGAACTCGGCGGTCGTGCCGGCCACGATTCCGTCGCTCGTCGCTGACCACGTGACGATGAATACAGGCGTCGAGTCTGTCACCTCGCGCACGCCGCTGACGACGCAACGGTGCCCGTTCTTGTGAATGACGGGCTCGTTCACGTCGGGCACCCATACGCGCGGCTTGGCGCGCACGCTGCGGCAAAACACGGACGGAAAGCCTATATCGGGCCGGCGCCATATCTCGATGAGCGCGATCGTCGCGCCTCGTGCGGGGGCCAGCGTGGCGGGGACGAGCGAGTTAACGTCGGTCATTCGAGTTCCTTCATCAGTTCGTTGGAGACTTCGCGCAGCGCTGCACGCCCGCCGCGGCGAAGATACAGAAACATCGCATAATTTGCGATGTCGCGCGGGTCGGGGCGGTCGCACGTCACCTCGTCCATGAAACAAGCGGCGAGATAGTCGGTCGAACAGTCATCCTCGTTCCACCCGTGCCGGCCGCGCTCGCGAGCCTGCGCGAGTTTGCGTTTCATGGCCCGGGCGAATTTATCCACCGCCGCGTCGTCAGGGTGTTGCGGTGTCTTCGGTTTCGTCATATCGTGTCCGCCTCGTTTGAGTCACTTTGAGCGGCTATGAGTATCAAAATTTCCGCCGAACGTCTAGCGCAATTAAAAACGATCACCGAGTTCCTAGCCGCACATCCCAAAATCACCGAGAACCAGTTGCGTTGGGCGCTGCGCCACCGCGAGACGAACGGCCTCAAGCCGTACGTATTCACGCGCGTGAACTTCCGGCCGCTGACGCTGCTACTCGATCCCGTGCCCGTCGCCCGTTGGTTCGGCGTCGTGGTGCGAGCATGACGCAACGTTTCATCGTCTCGTTCGGCCAGCGGGCCGCGGACAAATACCCAACGCGGCATGAATGCACCTTCGTGCAGTTGTTCGAATGGCTGTCGAGCATGGACCCGCGCGCCGGTGAGAAAGACGGCCCCTATCTAGTTTTCGCGGACTTCGGCACCGAGCCCAAGGCCGACACCAACCCGAAGAGCGACACGTTCGGTCAGCTCGTCGTCGGCATCCGCGCATATTCACACCTCGAAGCGTCGTACGCCGTACCGATCGACCTTGACTCGGGCGATTGGACGTTGGAGCGCATCGCCGCGACGCTGAAGGGCTATCGGTGGATCGCGTGGACGACGTACAAACACCTCGCAACGATTGATGGTGTGCAGCTCGGCCAGCGTTGGCGCGTGGTCGTGCCCACCGATCGCGCGATGTCGCGCCACGAGCACCGCGCAACGTGGGAACAGCTAAACGCCGCGTTCTGCGGACAGGCTGACCCCGCGGCGAAGGATGCGACGCGCCTCAACTATCTACCCGGCCCGTGTATTCACCCCGAGCAAGCGCGCATCGAATGGAGCGGCAAAGACGCGGTGTTGCTGCGCGTAGTCGAAGCGGGCCCCGTCAATGCTGACGGTGAGCCAGTGCACGGCGACGGCCCGGTGCCCGGCTACGATGGCCCCGAAGATGACGACGTGTTGTTGGCGCATATGCTCGCCCACAGATCGCGCGCCGAAGAGGCATTTGCCGCACCGGGCACGCCGACGAAGTTCGCCGCGCTGTGGTACGCCGACGCCGCGCATCTTGCCGCACGCTTCCCGCCCATCGAACACGGTCAGTCGTGGGACCATACAAAGGCCGATCTAGCCCTAGCTAATGACCTTGCGTACTACACCGGCGGCGACTTCGAGCGCGTCGTGTCGTTGCTCAATGCGTCGGGGCTCGCGCAGCGTGCCTCGTGGCGTGATGACAAGGCTCGTCGCGCCGCTGAAATAGCGTGCAGGGGCCGAACTCAATTCGCATTCATTCGAAAGCCTGTCGATCCAGCCCCGCAGCCCACGGGCATGTCGAGCGGCGTTATCCCCGCGGCGCCAACGACAAACAACGTTGTCGAGGCTCGCCATCTGTGCACCGATCAAAAGAACGCCGAGCGCTTGTACAAGGCGTACGGCTCGCAATTGCTGTCAGCTGCGGGCGAGTTCTATTGTTGGGTCGGGACACATTGGGAGGGTGGCCCGCGCTCGGCGCTGCGCTTCGGGTGTCAGCTATCTACCATCATCGCCGCCGAACTCCAGCCTCTTAAAGAGCGTCACGCGCTGTTGCAGGCTGGCGAGGCGATGACCGCGCACCTCGCGAACCCGCGCAAGGTGGCGCCGGCTGACGAGTGGGCAATGCTCGATGAGCTAATTCCCGAGCTGCAAAAGTGGGCCAGCAAATCCGAGATGCAATCGGTCATCGGCAACGCGCTGTCGTTGCTCAAGACCTTGTTAGATGTGCCGATGACGTCGTTCGATTCCGACCCGTGGCTGTTGAATGTGCAGAACGGGACCATCGACCTACGGACGGGCCAGCTCCGCCCGCACAATCCAGCCGACCGGATCACACGCATCATTCCGATGAACTATGACCCCGCCGCGCCCGCGCCGCACTTCTCGAAGTTCTTCGGCGAGGTGATGCCCAACGCCGAGACGCGCGACTATCTACAGCGTTATTTCGGGTACAGCGTCACCGGCGTGAACCGCGAGCAAACCATGCTCGTGCATTGGGGCAAAGGCTCGAACGGCAAAAACACGTTGCACAAGGCGATCCGTCACACGATCGCGGCGTACGCACAGGTCGGCCCGCCCGGCCTCCTGACGAGCGACAAAGACGGCCAATATATTCACGAGCTGGCGTCACTGTACGGCGCGCGTTGGGTCTCGGTCGATGAGAGCGACGACGGCGCGCGGATGAAAGAGGCCGCCATGAAACAGATGACCGGCGACGACAACGTGAAGGGCCGCCATCTCTATAAATCATTCTTCGAGTACCGGCCCACGTACAAATTGCACCTGATGACTAACTATAAGCCGCGCATTGTGAACGGCGGCACGGGCGTGTGGCGGCGGTTGCTGTTGCTGCCCTACACCCGACAGTTCCTCGGCGATCAGGTGGACACGACCCTAGACGCGAAGTTGGAGGCCGAGGCGCCGGGCATCCTCGCGTGGCTCGTCGAGGGTGCGCGTCGCTACGCGGCCGAAGGGCTCAAACTGTGCTCGGAGATTCGCGCGGCGTCGCTGGAGTACCGCGACGAAGAGGATATGGTTCAACAATTCCTCAACGAGCGCGCGGTGCTCGTGCCCGGCGCCGAAGTGCCCGTGGCGATCCTGTACGCGAATTACATGGGGTGGGCTCGCGACGCTGGCGCCTTCGTCATCTCAAAGAAACGCCTAGTCTCCGAACTGATCGACCGGCCGTTGGGCCTCTCCCGAGTCGTGCGCGGCGACAAAAAGGTGACGACGCTCGTCGGCGTTAAATTGCTGGCGCCGTAGCCGTTAATTTGCCGTACGGGTCGTACGGGTCCATTTTCACCAATTCCTATAAGTTTCCCTAGAGAGTGATTAAACGCACTTTATAAGGGGGAGTTTCCCAAATCGCTGAAGATCGACCCGTTCGACCCGTAACCAGCAAATCAGCCCGTTAATTTGCCAATTTACCCCGTTGGCGCTCCAATATGGGCCCGTACCCCGGCAAAGCGTCGCAGGCGACAGCAACGTGGCCGAAAAATGGCATAGGTCGCGCCCAACTTGCGAAATTGCTGATCCCCGGCACAATGGCGCTATGTCATCCGAACCCCTTACCGTCAGCGATCACGAGCGCTTCGCGCAGGCGCACGTACGCCTCGGCACCGCGACCGCGGCATATCGCGAGGTGTACGACCCCGAGGGTGTCGTGCCCAACACGACGGCGTGGGATCGCGGTTGCAAACTGTCGCAACGCCCGGACATCTCGGCTCGCTACCGACACCTTCGTGCCGAGGCGTTGGCCCAATCACAGGTGAAGGTCGTCGCGCTCATCGACGACCTGTACGACATCGCCACCGCTGACCCCAACGAGCTGTCGCGTTCGGTCGTGGTGAATTGCCGCCATTGCTACGGCGACGGCCACGAATACCAGTGGGTTGACGTTGCCGAGTTCGAGGCGGCGTGCGCCACCATCGAGCGCGAGAACGAAGGCCGCAAGCGACAAAAGAAATTGCCCGAGATTGCCGGCGGCTTCGGCTTCGTGCTTCACCGCGCACCCAACGGCATGTGCACCTCGTGCTGTGGCGCTGGCGAGCTGCACGTGATCATTTCCGACACCACGCAATTGAGCCCGCGCGCCGCGAAGCTGTACAAGGGCATTCGCATAAAGGGCAACGGCGACCGCGAGGTGCTGATGCACGATCAGCTCGCCGCGCGTGATCAGCTGCACCGACTCATCGGGGCTTACAAAGATTCGTTGGCGTTGCCCGTGCTGCCCACTGGCGACGTGAAGCCCGGCGCGGACGTGCATCGCACGTACCTGACGATGATCACCGGCGGCAAACGAGCGTGAGCGCCGAGGCTATCTACATCCGCCCCGAAGATCAGTTGGACTACAAACAGCCCAACTATGACGAGATTGTTAGGGCGCGAATTCAACGGCTTGCATGGTTGCGCACTGGCACACCCGAAGAGGTAGCCGATCGCGTCGCCGAGCTGCGCGCCTTTTACGGCAAAGACGAGAACGCCGCGCAGTTCATCACCGATTGGTGCGTTACCGCTGACCCACGCAACGCCGAGCGCGACTTGCCCGTGATCGTGCCGTTCGTCCTATGGGAGAAACAGCGCGAGTTCATCAACACCGCGATTCAACATTGGCGCCGCAAGGGCAACGCTGCGATGGGGCTCGAAGTCGTGAAGAGCCGCGATCAGGGCGCCTCGTGGCTTGCCTTCGCCCTAGCTATTTGGGTATCGGTATTCCACAACGACACGAACGTGGGGTTCGGCTCGCGCAAAGAGGAATTGGTAGACAAAAAGGGCGACCCGAAATGTCTATTCCACAAGGGCCGCACGATACTGCGCCATCTACCCGTCGAGTTCCGCGCCGGCTGGAGTGAGGCGGCGGCTAACAGCTCGCACATGAAACTCGCGTTCCCCGACACGGGCGCGACGATCACCGGTGAAGCGGGCGACGAAATCGGCCGCGGCGACCGTACCGCGATGTACTTCGTCGATGAGGCGGCCTTTCTCGAACACCCGGATCAGGTTGACGCGTCATTGATCGCGACGACCAATTGCCGCATTGAGCTGTCGTCGGTCAACGGCATGGCTAACAAGTTCGCCGAGCGCGTGCACAGCGGCAAACACAAAGTGTTGGTAATGGACTGGCGCAGCGATCCGCGCCGCTCGCAACAGTGGTACGAGGAATTGTGCGAGATTGCCGACCCGATCGTAGTCGCCAGCGAATACGACATGGACTTTAGCGCCTCGGTCGAGGGCCAGATAATCGAAAGCAAGTGGGCACAGGCCGCAGTCGGCGCAGCGCGAAAGTTAGGCTTGCGCGTCACCGGTGAGAAACGCTCGGCGTTCGACGTTGCAGACGTCGGCAAAGACAAATGCGCTTGGGGCACGATGACCGGCATCGAGCTGATGTACGCCGAGAGCTGGAGCGGCAAAGATGGCGACACGCTCGACAGCACGCACCGCGTGTACAGGCTTTGCGACGAGCACGGCGTGCGCTCGTTCGTGTACGACGCTGACGGCATGGGCGGCCCAACGGTCAAGCCGAACTCGAAGATCATCGGCGAACAGCGCGCGGCGTATAAACCCCCGGCGCCAGTGATCCACGTCATCGCGTTTCAGGGATCGGGCTCGGTGTGGAAGCCCGAGGCCAAGGTGCCCGGCGCACCCGATCGTCGCAACGAAGATTTTTTCATGAACTACAAGGCCCAATGTTATTGGTTCCTGCGTCGTCGGTTCATCGAGACGTGGCGAGCGCTACAGGGCAAGCCGTACGACCCCGAGCTGATCATTTCCATCAGTGAGGCGCCCGAGTTCAAAGAGCGCGCGAAATTGCTCGTCGAGCTGTCGCAGCCGATCCGCAAGTTCAACACGAACGGCAAACTACTCGTGGACAAGATGCCAGACGGTCAAGCCTCGCCCAACCTCGCCGACATGGTGATGATGTTAGCCGGTGCCCCGCGCCGCGGCGGGATGCGGGTTAGCGACGACTCGGCGTCAGCTTTCGAAGCGATGGCGGCGGACTGAACGGCGCGAGCCACTTCACGTTGATGAGCGGCCTGTATGGGCCCATCCCGCCGCACATCGGGCACTCGGGAACGGTGCATTCGCAGTAGTCGCACACGGTCATGGGCGCGTGCACGTACACGCCCGGCCGGATGCGCGAGAACACCGGGCATTCTTGCGTGACGTCGAGCGGTGTCATTTCAGCCTCACAACCCACAGACACCACGACTCGTGCGTGCCGTCTTTGCGGCCACACGGGCACCAATTGCGGAACATCCGGCGATAGCGCCACGACTCGAACGCATCGCACAGCCGCGGCACGACGATTTGCAGCGTCACCATGATGACGACGCCGGCCGCGATCCCGATCACCCCGCCAACGCCAGCGGAGAGCGAGTTCATCCATTCGACGAAGGCGCTCACGCGTGCACCTTTTGCAGCACGCCTAACTCCGCGTCGTACACCGCGTACACGACCCACCCAAACGAGCGCCAGCGGGCGACCGTCGGATATTGGCGCATGTATATTTCGATGTCCACCGGGCCGTCGCTCCCCGCGTGCGCAACGCTGCGGGTGATGGCGTTGGCGTCCGACTCGCTGGCCGGCCATGCCGAGTCATATCGCAACATGTCGATGGGGAAGCCGAGCGATCCGCGCATGACGAAGCGCATCGGGGTGTTGACCTTTTCGGTTGTTTGCCTACGAGCCATATGCCCAAACGGTCTTGACCCGCTGTGACGTGGTTCACAGTTTTGCATCGTCTCGCGCTATGCTCGGGCTCTCCAATCCTCCGAACGCGACATAACGCCATGAGCAACACGCCCCCGGCCGTCTCCAACGCCAAACAGTCACCCCGGCTCGTCTTCGAGAATCTGTTGATGGCGCTCGCGATGGACATCGCCGCCGACGCACCGCCGCCGGTGAAACACGAGGCGCCCAAGCTGCCCCCGGGCGTTGTCCCGAGCGGTGCGACGTTCGCGCTCGACAATGCCGGACCGTCCGGCGACATGTTCAATTGGCTGAACTCGAACGTCTATTGCGGGATGGGCTTCCCGGGGTACACGTACCTCGCCGAGCTGCAACAGAAATCCGAGTACCGCGCGCCCGTCGAGACGATCGCCAACGAGCTGACCCGGAAATGGATTCAGTTCAAGGGCGCCGACGAGAAGCGGTTGAAAGAACTAACTACCGCGTTCGAAGAGTTCGCCATTCGTGAGAAATTCCGCCTCGCCGCCATCCACGACGGCGGGCAGGGCCGCGGGATGCTGTACATCGACATCAAGGGGTACGACACGCCCGAGCGGCGCAAATTGCCGCTGAAGATCGAAGAGGCGACGATAAAGCAAGGCTCGCTCGTCGGCTTTCAGAACATCGAACCGATGTGGTCAACGCCCTACGCGTACAACTCGACCGACCCCACGAAGCCGGATTTTTACCGGCCGAGCGCGTGGTACATCATGGGTCAGGAAACGCACGCCGACCGGCTGTTGACGTTCGTGGGGCGCCCCGTGCCCGATATCCTGAAGCCCTCGTACAATTTCGGCGGGCTGTCCTATACGCAGCTCATCCAACCGTACGTGACGCGCTGGCTCAAGACCGTGGACAGCGTGAACCGCCTCCTGTCTAACTTCTCGATGACGTTCCTCAAAACGGACATGGAGGGCACGTTAGCGGGCACCGCGGGCTCGAACGAAGCGCTCGTGAATCGCCTCCGCATTTTCGCCGCGCTGAAGGATAACCGCGGGATCGCGGCCATCGACAAAGACTCGGAAGACTTCGCGCAGATCAATACGCCGTTGTCCGGCCTCGCCGAGCTACAGGCGCAGGCACAAGAGCACATGGCGGCGCCGACGCACATCCCGCTCGTGTTCCTGACGGGCATCACGCCCTCGGGTCTCAACGCGTCGAGCGAAGGCGAGATAAAAGTTTTTTACAACTGGATCGCGGGCGAACAAGAGAACTTTTTCGAAGGGAACTTGCGCGTCGTGTTCGAGCTGATTCAACTGCATCTGTGGGGCAAGATCGACGACGCCATTTCGTTCGAGTGGGTGCCGCTCGATGCGCCGACGACGAAGGAACTCGGCGAGATTCGCAAGGCCGACGCTGACGCCGGTGTGGCGTATGTTTCGAACGGCGTCATCTCGCCCGACGAAGAGCGCGAGCGCCTTCGCAATGACCCGGACAGCGGTTACACGAGCCTCACGGGCAAAGCCCCGACGCCGAAACTCGACGACGAAGCCGCGTTGGCCGAGGCGGGCAAACAGCTCGACCACGAGCGCGGGCAAGAGGATGCCGACATAGCCCACGAACGCGCGTTGGAAATGGCGAAGCAAGAGGCGAAGAACAAGCCGGCCGGGGCGAGCGACGAGGCACCCCCGACCCTCGCATGGTGGCGCCGGTTCGTGACTTTCCGTCGCCAGCCGTGAGGGTGTAGGATGGGGGCGACTGTCCCCATCCAATCCCCGAGGCTAATCCCATGCGTCGTTTACTCGTTGCCGCCGTGCTCGCGCTCGCGGCCGTTCCCGCTCTCGCCGATGCCCTGTTTATCACCGAGTTCAAGGGCGCCCCGCCGAACTCGGTTTACTATCAGGCCGCCACCGCTCCGCCCGTCGCGAATCAATTCGTCGCCATCGTGGCGAATAGCTCGGAGCAATCCGCGGCGTTCAGCTCGACGACCGGGCTCATCCGCGTACAGTGTGCGGCGACATCGCCCGCCGTCTGTAACGTGCAGATCGGCGGCACGAATCCCACGGCCGGCGGCACGTCGATGCGGATGCTCGACGGTCAAACCGAATACTTCGTGGTGAAGGCCGGCGACAAACTGGCCGTGTATCAGCAAGGGCCAGTCTGATGAAAGCCCTGATCGCTCTCGTCGGGTTCCTCGCGAGCCCGGGTCAACTCATGGGCCCGCCGCAGGGCCCCGGCTCGGGCGCCGCGCCGCCCGTTTCCCCGTTCGCCATCACGACCGAAAGTGATTCGCCGCTAACTACTGAAGGCGGCTCAATCCTCTACACCGAGGCCGCGCCATGAAATTCCGTCATCTCTCGGGGCTTTTTCTTGCCCTCATCGCATCGACCGCGTTTGCACAAACCAAAATTAGCGAGTTGCCGGGCGGCGCCGCAGTAGATAGCGGCACCATTCTGCCGGCCGTGCAGGGTGGCGTAACCGTTCAGGTGTCGCCGAACTCCGCGTGGCTGTTCGACTTCCCCGCCAACTCGACGAATTCCACCCTCACGGTTGGCGGTCAATTGCCCATCTTTGAGATGAACAAGGCCAATGCCACGACGAACGGAAAGCGTTGGCGTTGGCTCGTCATCGAAGGCGCGTTGCAGATGGGCCTATGCGCGGACGACGGCACCACGTGCTCGGTATGGGGACAGGTGAACCGAAGCGCGGGCACATTGACATCCGTCACGCTTCAGGCGCCTACGTTGAACCTCTCCGGTACTGTCGCGGCCACGGGCGGTTCAGGTGTCACCGTCGGTTCGCCAACGGGCGGCGCGCAGGGCGCGGGCACGGTCAACGCGACGGGTCTTTTCGTCAATGGCGTAGCGGTTGGCGCTGGCACTCCCGGCGGATCGAATACGCAAGTCCAGTACAACAACTCCGGCGCCTTCGGTGGCGACTCGGGGATGACGTACAACGCCGCGACCGACTCGCTCGCATTGCTCGGCAACATCAACGTGAGCGGCACGGAAATTTTGCCCAATGGATCACAGGGCACGCCGACAACCGGCGGTTCCGTGAACATGGCGGCAAACAAGCGCTATCACTACATGGTGCCCGCCGGCACGATCGCGACGTACACGGTCAATCTACCGCCGAGCCCCGTAGACGGCCAAGTGGTCGCGTTGTTCACGACGCAGACGATCACGGCCCTAACAATCGGCGGTCAGGGCGGCAACACGGTGACGACTACAGTCACGTCGCTCCCCGCGAATACCGGCGTCGAGTTCATGTTTTTCTCGTCCGTGTGGCGTCAGATCACGGCGGGCCCGTCGGTTCCCTCGATCCCGTCGCAGACGAATAGCACGGCGTTCACGCCGGGTTGCACCGGTTACGCGACGTGTCCCATCACCTCGAACTCGGCTCACTACTCGAAGACGGGCAACATCACGTGTCTGAATATCCAGAATTTCGGCGGCACGTCGAACTCGACGAACTTCGAAATCACCGGCATTCCGGCGGCTGCGGCGCCCGTCAACCTCGGGTTGCAGGGACCGAGCGGCATCGTCGCAGCGACAAACAACGCGGTGACGGTGTTCGCGAAATGGACACTCGCGGGCGATGGCTCCGGCGTCATCACCTTCCGCAACGGCATCACCGGCTCGGGCACGACCACGTGGACGAACAGCGGTAGCAAGGGCCTCGCCGAAGACTTCAACGTTTGTTACGCGAACCAGTGAGAAACCAATGAAACGCATTCTCGTATTGTTGTTAGGGCTGGCCGCGACAAGCGCATTCGCCCAAACGAAGATCAGCGAACTACCCGCAGCGGGCGCGCTCGTTGGCACTGAAGAGGTTCCCGCAGTACAGGGCGGGACGACCGTTAAAACCACGCCGGCCGCTGTTGCGACGTACGTCAAGACCACAGGCGCCGTGATGTGGCCCCTAGCTATCTGGCTCGCGATTGTCGGCGTCGTGATCCTCGCGTTCGTGCGCGTCACTCGTGCGATGCCCGAGCCGCCCAAGGTCAAGACGCACGACGCCATCGACGAAGAGATTCGCCGCGAGCGCATCGAGCTGCACAACACGTCGTTGGCTTACGCTGACATGCAAGGCGAGAAAGACGCCCGCGTGTGCGCGAAGCTGGCCGCCGCCTTCCGCTCGGGTGCACAATGGCAACAGCGCCAAAATTGAAGCGGCGCAACACGACCCCGCCGCGGCCCCGTAAGTACGACGAGACCGAGTTGCGCATGATCCGCGCCGGGCTCGCTGAACAGGCCAAGGCCCGATATATGCGCCGCGTGGGGCTGGTAGACTCGAAGCCATGAAAGCCAAGCCCAAGACCGCGGCCGCAGTCCACCCGAACGCAGGCGTCGAGGCGTGGTATCGCGGCGAGCTAGAACAGCTCATCGTGAAGATGTACCGCGATCTGTACGCGCGAGTGAAGCGCGCATGGGAGGGCGACCCCGACGCGGTGTACGCGCACGACGCGCCCGGCAAACCGCCGAAGATGGATTTACTCACCCGCGCAATGAACAAGTGGGGCGGGCTTTGGGTGAAGCGCATTGAGAACCTGTCCGAGCGATTGGCCGACGAGTTCGCTAACAAGAATCGCAACGTCACCGACTCGGCCGTGAAACGCTCGTTCGCGAACGCCGGCCTAACTATCAAGTTCGCGCCCACCCGCGCGATGATCGAGGGGTATAAAGCGGTCGTCGCCGAAAACGTCTCGCTGATCAAGTCCATCCCCGCCGAGGCGCTGAAGAAAGCCGAGGGCGAGATTTACCGCGCAGTCACGAAGGGTTCAGACCTTGCCGCGCTCACCGACAAATTGCGCGACGGGTACGACGTCACGTATAACCGCGCCGCGCTCATCGCTCGGGATCAGAACGCCAAGGCGAAAGCCGTATTCGAGGCCGCCCGGCGCTCGGAGAACGGCATAACCGAAGCCGTGTGGATGCACAGCCACGGCGGCGCCGAGCCCCGCCCGTCGCACGTGAAACTCGACGGCACCCGCTACACCATCTCGAAGGGCGCGTGGGACTCGCACGAACAGGCGTGGATTCAACCCGGCGAGCTGA